TCCTCTAATACGTATACGCTGACGCTCCGGGTCAATGGATCAGATAGCACGCTGACCTTGACGATCGGGGCTAACACCAAATCGGGCCAGGCATCCGGATCCGTTTCAATCACCGCGGGCGATATTCTATCGATGAAGATCGTCCAATCAGGAACCGGCGTCGCGGCCTTTTGGGAAATGGCCGCGGAGGTCTACTAAGATGAAAACCGCGGGCCTTGATATACGACTTGTGAGTGACGCAGTCGCGGGCGTGCTGCCTGCGATCGGCTCGGCAGATCTGCCGGCCTTTGCATTGTCTGATCCGACCGGTTCTCGTGTCTTCTGGGCATCGTTTGCGGACTTCGCAATCCCCGGCCCCGTAGGTGCGACTGGCGCAACCGGCGCAACCGGCGCAACCGGCGCAGGCGGCGCGGTCGGCGCAGGCGGCGCGACCGGCGCGGTCGGTGCAAGCGGCGCGGTCGGCGGGACTGGCGCGACCGGCGCGACCGGAGGGACCGGCGCGACTGGCGCGACGTCGGCCAGCTCGGGCGCCGCTGGCGCAACCGGCACGAGTGGCGCGGTCGGCGGGACTGGCGCGACCGGCGCGACCGGAGGGACCGGCGCGACCGGCGCGACGTCGGCCAGCTCGGGCGCCGCTGGCGCGACCGGCACGAGTGGCGCGGTCGGCGGGACCGGCGCGACTGGCGCGACCGGAGGTACCGGCGCGACTGGCGCGACGTCGGCCAGCTCAGGCGCCGCGGGCGCCGATGGCGCGACTGGTACGAACGGCCTTTCCGTCATGCCATTCATTTGGGCGGGCTCACTCGCGAGCACACTCAGCAACACATTTCTTTTCGCTACCGGTGGCACGATGGCCACAATCGAGCTAGGTCAGTACATTGTCGGGGCGGCATACACGGTAACTAGCCTTTTCATCAACTACACGACGGCGGCCGCAACGGCGGATTGTGTCTACACCCTACGCAAAAACGGCGTAGACACGGCGCTCACAGTTAGCATCGCGCACGGCGCGACCAGTGGATCGCAGACAGGCGCCAGCGTTTCTGTTAGCGTAAATGACGTGCTGACGCTCAAATGCGTCGCGAGCACGACGGACGGCACGACAATCAACGCGACGGCGAGCGCTTACTAAAGGATCTCAACATGCTAGTTCAATTGCCGGGAGGCACAGCCATTGACTCCGAGGGGACTGTCGTCGCCGCGGCGGACAATGGCGAGATCCGACTACACACGACGCAGGCCCTTTCGCGTCTGATTGAGTTTTGGAAAAACAAGCCGAACCTCCGGGGCCTGCTCGCGGACTACACCGATGAGATCCAAGAGATCGAAAGCATGCTCTGGGATGTAATCGTGCTACGCCTGCCGCTCTATGCTGGCGCGGCCCAGCTCGACGCGCTGGGAAAGCTAGTCGGCGAGCCTCGGAATGGTCTGGGAGACGCAGCCTACCGCGTGCGGATCCAGGCGCGCATCGCAATCAACAATTCCCTCGGCCGCCCGCGCGACGTGATCCACGTGCTCCGGTTGATTGAGGCCGCGCTATTCGGCTATCTCGAGATCCCGAATGCGTCGTTTCAGATCCATTACCGCGAGGTCCCGAGTACGGCTAGCGCCGCACACGAGATCCCGGTAATCGTCGCCGAGACTCGCGCGGGCGGCGTCGGCGCGCTAGTCACGCAGCCGACCGACGCGACGCGCGGCGGCTTCTGGGGCGACGACGTCGACACGGCGCAAGCCGACCAATGGGGCGACGATACAGACACGACGGCCGGCCAGGTTTTCGGCACGGCGGATCGCGCGTAGGTAGGTAACGAAAGGATCCCAATGGCAAAAAGATTTCTCCCAACCCCGCAGACCTTCGCCGACGGTAGCTACCCGGTGACGGCCGACGCATGGTCAAACAAGCTGCGCGCGCTGGCGCTTTCCAGCTCTGACAAGTCGGCCGGCTTCACGCCGAAGACGCCGAACGCAGCTCGTGTTTCCAACGGACTTTGGCGCGAGTATCACGACGCGGAAGCCGTCGCGGCGCACGCGGCGATCCAGCGCTGGGGCGTCAAGACGCTGAACCCGACGGACGCTAGCTATCTAGTCGCCGCGGTCAGCCCGATCCGGATCACCGACAAGCAACAATACTACGTGCTAGCCGCTGGTACTGTCACGTCGGGAGGCCATGCCTTCTTCGACATTCACAAGACGATCGCCGCCGACTGGGCCAAGTACCAGGCGAAGCACAATGCTAGCGCGGTAACGGTGACGCCGGTGCAAATCGCGGCCGCGAAGAATGGGATCTATTTCCTGCGCGCCGCGGGTTCGGATACGTTCTATTTCGGCGACCTCAGCACGTCGACGCTGAGCGCTGACACGACATTTACGGGCAGCGGCCAGACGATCGGACTCGTCGGCTTCGTCGGAACGGCGACGACTGGTAACGGGATCCTTTCGCTGAGCGACGGAAACCTGTACTACGACGCTACCGGATCTTGGGTCGTCGCTACAAGTCCGGTGAGCGTGACTTCGCCTTACGAATTCGTCCAGAATACGGACGGATCGATCGTCGTGTTCAGCTGTAAGGTCGGGACGACGCCGAAGCTTTTGGCCTCGTTCGATCAAGGCGTCACGTGGACCTTGGGCCACACATTCGCGCCGACCGCGCAGCCGGGCTCGCTCTGCTTTTGGGAAAAGCTGGGCCTGTTCGTATACCTCGAAGATAGCACCGGAACCCTCTTCACGTCGTCGAATGGCCTCGCGTGGACGGCCGCCGAAACCGGCGCGCCGCAGTCGATCACCAGTGGCGGCGGCGTCGACCGCAACGCCTTCCAGCTCGCCTCCGGGACGGGGCACGCCATGGCCGCGTGCGGGCCGTTCCTTGCGCGGCTGCTGCAACGGGCCGATACCTTAGGCAACGCATCCCAGGGCGTCGCCTACACGGCAGATCTCTTGAATTGGAACTATGCGGCGCTCGCGGATTCGAGCTATGGCAATCTCGCGGATCTCTATTCGCTCGACGGGCGTCTCGTCGCATTCTTCCGAGGCACCGGCGGCGTATTTGGCGCCGGTGACTCCGCACCGACGAGCGCCCTGCTGACCTCTGACCTACTCGAAGCGCCGGCCGTGGACTTCCCATGAACACCAAAAAGAAAGGGCCTCGCAGAATGACCGACAAGGTTTCCCCCCTATTCGCGCCCGACGAAACGCCGACGATCGTCGAGACGCCCCACCCCACGCTCGCGCCGCCGCCTGTGCCGGCCGCGCCGGCTGCGGATCCTGTCTTCAATGGGATCGCCCTGGCAAACTACCGCGAAGCCGCGGCGGCCCTGCTAGGCTATGCTGTCAATCTCCCGCACGGCACGGGACGCAGCACGGCCGATCCGGTCTACCGAAGGATCGTCGAAGGTCGCGTCGGCTCGAACTACAGCTCGTGCGGCGACCTCGCGCATTGGTTCCTCTATCGGCTGGGTGTACGCGCGCCGTGGATCAATCGCGCCGAGAATGGCCCGAACGGGCGCGGCGGCTGGCGAGTCGGCGCGAATCTGAATGCTCTTGTCGCGCCGCCGGTCGGGCCATGCGCTCAAGCCTTCGCGCCGCGCAAGCTCGCCCCAGGCCTGCCCCAGCTCGCCGCGGGCGACGTGATCGTCATGTCGAACAAGTACGGCGGCCACGTGATTTGCATTCGCGATTTCGACGCCGCGACGGGCCTCACGCACACCAGCGAATATGGCCAGCCGGGAGGCATGCCCCGCACGCGCACGCTCAAGATCATCGGTGGCAGCCTGTTCGCGGATTCCAATCAAGTCATTTCAATCTTGCGGCTCGACCATGCGCTAGGGGCGCCTGGCCTGGCCGGGATCGATAACGCCGCCGTGGCCCAGGCCGTTTCGGCCGTGCTCGGCGGCTAGCCCTTCAGGGCGGCCCGATCCGGACCTACCCCGGCCGGGCCGCCCTGGACTCTTTCACGCGAGCAGGGTAGTCTAGCTACATGGCGCCCGCTACTGACGTCGACCTAGCCCTAGTGGCAATCTCCCAGGACTTGGATCGACTGACTGAGATCACGGCGGAAGAAGCAGGCAAGCGGGAAGCGCTCGCCGAGCTAGTGAGCGCGACGCGAGACGACGTGCGCGACTTCGGCGGGAAGCTGGATGAAATCCTGCGGTTCGTACGAGGCAATGCGGATCGGCTGAATGAGGTCGACGAATTGCGGGGCCGCGTGGCGCGCGTCGAAGTCGACGTCGCGAGGGCCCGGCTGGCATGAACGGGCGCGACCGGGGCGGCGCGGCCGCCGAACGTATTCGCGCGCGGCTCGCCCGCACGGGAAGCGCGCGCCGCGACGCCGTCGCCAAGGCCCGCAATACGCCGGACCTGCGCCCCTATGACGACGAATCCGAAATCACAGGGCGCTTTGCGGCCATTGCAGAAGACGCGCTGAAGGTCGCCAGGGCCGCGCAACGGGCCTCCCAGCATGACGCCGACGCGAGCATTCCCCCAGCCGTGAAGCATGTAAGCCGCCTGGGGAAGGTCGCGAAAGCCCTCGGGGGCGCATTGGTCGGCTTCGTTGCGCTAGCCAAGGCGCTCGGCTGGATCTGACACGGCCGGCCGAGCGCGAGGGTCGGTGAAGCCCGCGCGCAATAGTTCGTCTACGAGATCGGTCGCAAATGTGGGATCCGCGAATCGCCGCCGCTGAGCGTACTCCCACAGTAGATCCTGTGCTGAAGGATCGTCGACGCTAAGATAGACGTCTGTCATAGCGCGCCGTCGAGTCGGGCGCGCGCGAGCTTGCGATCGACGGTACGGCGGCCGATTTCGCCGTAGGTTCGGTGAAACGTGAGGGCTGACAGGCATTGGCGCGAGCGGTAGCGCGTCGCATTGTAGGCGTCTTTGGGGGCTAGCGTGTTGAATGTCTCGACGTTGACGCCGGGGAATTCCTTGCAGGTCTCATGGTGAATGTGCCCTGTAATCCAAAGACGATATTCGCTCGCGCCCCAATCGTCGGGCCAGTCGGTGGCCATGATCAAGGGCAGCTCGGCGGCCTTGCATAGATGGCCGTGCGCGCCGGCTAGGAGAACCTTGCCGAAACGGAAGTGATTGTACGCAGCCGCGTTCGGTTCGATCACGACACGCGGCTCGTTCTCAAAAACGGCTTCGAGCCAGAAGCGCACCATGAGACCCATTTGCGGATCGTGGTTGCCCCGCAGATTCCAGACGACGACTTTTTGATGCTTCGTCAAGAGCCGCGTAATCAGGCGGCGCATGATCCGAAAACCGACGGCCGTGATTTTCGGCGATCGACTGTCGACGCTCAGCTTGTGCCCGTGGCCCGGCGTTAGTTGCGTGTCGTCGTCTGCGTGGAAAAAATCGCCGACGTTGACTAGCAGGGCCGTATGCGCGGGGCGCGCCTGCTCCACTAAGAGATCGACGGCCGTCGTCAATTCTTCTTCGGCGATCTTCAAGTCGAAGTCGTCGCCGCTCTCGGGCGCCCAGGCGAGCATGCCGATATGTGGATCGCCTAGTGGATACACTTCCAAGAGGTCCGGGCTCAGGTCGACGTGTGGATCCCGCGCGGGCTTGGCGCGCGCGACTTCAGCGCAGGCCGACGCGACGGCCGCCTTGAAGGATTCGAACCGGTCGGCCTCGCCCCGCTCTACTGAGATATGCTGGCCGCGGACCTGGCCTTGACCGTCGACGTGGGATGAGATCCGATCGATTGTAAAGCCTTCCGGAATGATTGGGACCGTCGGCGGTTCGTGCGACTCGCGCTCCGTTTTCTCCCATTCGGCGACGGTCGCGCGCGCCCCATTGCGGAGCGTCGAGATCCCTTTGAGGCGCTGGCCTTTCGGCAAGAGGCGGCCGCTACAATCAATCTCGCCGGCCGCGCGTCGCGCGCGTCGCGTTTCGTTATAGGCCTTCGGATCGACTTCCCGGGCGCGCATTTAGTAGGGATCCTAGCACGCCTACCGGCGCACCGTAACCGACGCTTCGAGGTCGAACCGTACGCCGGGGATTGGGGTGGGGACTTGATCCGAAGAGAAGGCCTTGGCGTGCGCCTCAATCTTCGGCGTGTTCGGGACCGTCAAGGTCCAATCCGTTGGAAGCAGGTCCGCGGCGATCACAGTCGCGCGCCAGAACGTGCGGCTGGGGACCCCTGCCGGCTTCGCTAGTGGCGCATTGGCGGCGACGAGTGCCGCCGTAGCCGCAGGCAGGTCGACGGCGGCCATCGCCGCCGTGGCTCGGGCTAGCGCGGCGCGCGCGCAGGCCTCTTGGACTAGCCGATAGTCGCCGAGGGCTTTCTTGCAGGCCGCTTCGATCGCCGCGAAGGCGTCCAGCGTCGGCTTGAACCAACCCCGGATCGTTTTCTCGACCGTGTCGAGCGGGACGATCGCGCCCTTTAGCATCGCGACGACGGCATCTTTCTCGCGCATCTTCTCCCGCAGGTATTCGGCGACGACGTTCGCTTCGACCGCGCTAGAGATCGCGAGGCCGCGGGCTTCGCTGGCTTCGAGCGCCGTCGCCTGGGCCGACGCGGCGAGCGCCGCCGGGTCGAAGTTCAGGCGGATCGGGATCTCGGTCGGGGCAGTCATACAGCCGCCGGGATCTTGGCCAGCGACACGCTACGCATATCCGCGCGAATCGCGTCGCGTAGATCGTCGAGATACTTTTGCACGTCCGGGTGTAGCAGGTAGCCGCGGCCCGAAAAACCACGCAGAAAGGCTCGCTGCATTTCCAGGCCTTCCACTCGCCTGCTTGTACCGTCTGGTCTCATAGATCTCTTATACTCCGTTTTGGTGTGAAGGTCCGTCGCGTTCGCTTGAAGGTCTGCTCTTTCGACATGCGGCCTAGGTGCGTCAAGCCAAGCGCCAGCGCGTCGAGAATGTTGTGGATCGGGTCGGAGTAGCCGACCAGACGCTTAGTCTTACGCGCGGCATTGGCGACGCAGGCGCGCGCGACGTATTCGGCGATCCCCAGCGTGCGCCGGCCGGAGGTCTGCCAGAAGTCGTTGACGATCGCGTACTCGTGCGGATCCAGACAGGCGAGCGCGCGCCGATGGTGAAGCGGCTTTTCCTGGCTGTGCTTCCACTCGCGGGGCCGTGGCGTGAAGACGCGAACCTTTCCTGAATTCGGGCGGACAGCTTCGTGGATCGTGCCAGCATACAGAAAGCCGGCGGCGCACATGTCAATCACGTCTTCGACCTTGCCCGGCGATCTCTTATCGTACTGGGGCTTTTCGATCACGAGGTCGACTTGCGCCGCGCTCAGGAAACCCCACACGGGGGCTGCCTTCGCGGTATCCCAGACGCCGCCTAGCAGGCCGTCGGCGAAGGCCGCGACGGCCTGGCCGTGCTTGCCCGGGTCGAGGGAGATTGTGTGGATCATGGGCGGGCCTTTCGGATTTTATTCTGTGCCGCCGCAATGTGTCGCGGCGACTCGGCTAGAACGGCCATCCAATGGCGAGGCTCGGCCGCGTTTGGCCAGTCGCCAAAGAAAAGATCTGCGATGGCCGGTCGCACGCGCCGCAGTAGATCCGGGTTAGTCACGAATAGTCGAAAGATCTCAGCGAACCACTCATTGTCATTTGGGCAATATCCTGTCAATGGATCTGCGTCGAGCGGGCGCCAGACGTGCGACCGGAATCCGCCGCGGGGCCCGTGCTGCTTATCAACATGGTGTCCTAGCTCGTGGGCCAATACGCCGTATGGTGTGCGATCGACAACATACCCGGGGTAGGACCATTGGCGCCCGCCTAGTCCGATGCTCGCGCACGATTTCACCCAAATGTCGATTTGACCGTCGCGGTAATATGCGCAAACATCAAAATCAGGCTTGCCGTGGCGCGGCACGATCTTGGGATATTCGACATGATTTAGCACACACCAGCGCTGTATATGTTCGACGCCGAGTGTAAATAGATCTTCTCGATTCATCTCAAGCCGCCTTTTCCAAGCGCAGATCTTCCCATGCCGTTAGGGATCCCGTCAAGGGATCAATCTTCTTTTCCGCTGTCTTCGAATAGCGCCGGGCCAAAATCGGCTCACACTTGACCGGCACGTCCGGCAGGACTTCCCGTCCGGCTTCGTTCATAAGGCGCTCAGTCTCGGCGGCCGCCGCGGCGGCCTGCGCTTCGAGGGTCTCAATCAGGAATTGATCGTGGACGAACAGGACCGGCCGCGACCCGAACAAGGGCGACGACCGATCGACGTAGCAGGCCTTAAAGATCTTCCAGCCTGCGACCTTCGCCACGTCGGCGCCGAGCCCCTGGAAGAAGGAATTGCAAGCCGCGTTGAACGTCGCCCCGGCGCGCAGACGGCCGGACCATGGCTGGACGACATTGTACAGATTCGTGCCGGGGAGCTTGAGGCCTTTCACCATCGCGAAGAAGTCAGGCATTTCGGTCCAGGTCTGTTCCCAGACGCGGATCGCGTACTGCCAAAACTCTAGCGGCCGCTTCACGCCGTAGCCGCGCGAAGCGTAATCCGTCATCTTCTCGGCGCCGATCCCTCCGGGCTTGCCGAAGTTCAGCGGCTTAGCCGCGTTGCGGCTGTTATCGAATTCGTAATCCTTCGCCTTCTTCAGGGCGACGCCCTGTTCATATGGGATCCCTTGGATCATGCTCGCCACAAGCGTGTGGACGTCAATGCCGGCGTTTAGCGCCTCGGCCAGGCGCGAGCGACCTAGCAGCCACAAGCAGGCCTGTGCCAGCGTATGCAGCTCTAGCGAGCCGAAGTCGCTATCTATCAAGACGCGCCCCGGCCGCGGCACGAAGCATTCCCTAGCCCCGATGCGATCCTTTTTGCCGCGCGCTTGGTTCTGGACGTTCGGCTTACTCGACGACGTGCGGCCCGTGTCGAGGATTACCTCGTAGTGCGTGTGGATCGGAAGGTCGACGCCGCCGCGGAGGGTCGGAATGTCGCTCGAGACGATCTTGGATAGGTGGACCATATCCGCATAGGCTTCCAGGAGATCGTCGCCCGTCGCTAGGCAGGCCTCCCGGTCGAGCGCGACGCATTCTCCGTCGGCGAGCGATTCGCCTTTCTTGACCTTTTTGATGCCGGTCTTAGTTAGGGCGGGCTGCGTACCGTGCGCGCGATGGTAAGCCAGCATGCGCGACGTGGCGAGCTTGGTGTTTCGATGCTCGGAGATCGTGACAATGCCCGCCGCGACCGAGAGATCGGGCCGGGCCTCGGGCGACACGAGGCACGCGAGTGTTGGATCGGCGGCGGCCAGCAGCTCGCGCTGGGATTTGCCCAAGGCGAATTCGGGCGGGCCGCCGCGCTTGTGCTTGACGCAGATCGCCGCCAGGTTCGGCCGCGCTTGAATGTAGTCCAGCGCGGCCGCGCGCGAGACGTGATACTCCCGCCGGGCGAGCGTGCGCGGCGCACCGTGGACGCGAAGCGCGTCGGCCGCCCATGCGTCGGAGTCGCCGCCGGACACCAGCAGATCGACCGTGTCGCAGTAGTCTTCTTCGATGTAGGCTGAGAAGATCTCAAGCGCGTTCGGGTCGACCTTGAGGCCCCAATTCGACATGGCGTGAAGCCAGAGATCCGCGCGGACCTGCCTGAATTCATCGGCGAGCGCGTCCGTCGTCGACTTGCCGGGGAAGAAGATCGGTATACGTGCGCTCGGCCGCCACTGGGCGAGCCAGACGCGGCCCGTAGCGATCGCGTCGTCGACGGCATAGGTCACGGCCTCCGGCGGCCATTGGTCGAGCGGGATCCCTTCCAGCTCACTGTACCGCACGCGCCAGGGGTTCGACTTGTCCAGCTCGACCCGAAGGTGACGCCAGGCGAGATCGGCGAGCCCGTAACCGTTGATCCCAATCGTGACGCCCGATTCGTCGCGCTCGTAGCGGTAGCAGTTACGCGCCAGGTCTATCAGCTTTTGCCGGATCAGCACGTCGCCGACGCGGTCGGCATCGTAGGCGGCGACCCAAGCAGCCAGGGCCGCATGCGGGTCCTGCGCCGACGCAGTCAGGCAAAGCACGTCATACGACGTATTGGCGCCGATTAGATGGATCTGCGGATCAGCGAGCCAGCACGCCACGTGCTCTTGGATCTCGTCGCGCCCCGTCACGATGTAACCGCGCCCGACGCCGGCCGTCGTGACCTCAGCGAAGGTCAGGCAGACGACTGGCGGCGCCATGCAACCGGGCCGGAAACGGTGCGTTTCCGTATCGAAGGCGATTACGCGCATGGGCTCCGCTAGCCGAACGCTTTCGATAGGCGGCGTTCGCGGGCCTTCAATTCGAGCCGCAGGGCCGGCGGCGTCTCGATAAGCCAGGCCGGCGTCGGAACAATCATCCAATCGTCTACCAAGAGATCCGCCGAGGCCGGTTGCCAAATTGTGAATTTACCGGCGCAGCCGAACAGAATTGTTTCTGTTCCTGCCTGGCGATTCTCGCCTCGGCCGATCACAATGCAGCCGTCTTTCCACCCGAGTCTCGCCACGTATCGGCGCGCGCGTAGGTAGCTCATTGCTAGATCGAATCGCATCAGAGCCCCCAAGCCTTCAGGTAGAGATCACAGAATTTCTCCCAGACGTCGATCGTCATGCGCACGTCGCCGGCCGAGGTATGCGCGCCTTCGCGCGACAGGCCGAACAAGTCGCACAGGTCCCCGAGGCCCTGGCCCTTGATTAGGCCCATGGCGACGAGAGGCCCCGCGATCTTTTGCGTGTCGATCAAGCGGTAGTTCCAGCGCGGCGGCTTGACGCCGGCCCGCAGGAATTCGCCTCGAATGAAGTCGAGATCAAAATTCGTATTGTGGCCGCCGACGAGTGCGCCGTCGAGCAAGGCGAGATTGGTGCAGTCGTGCCAGTCGAATGCGCGCGTTGCGGCGTAGGGGCCCGTGCCCCACGTCGCCGGATCGTAGCCGTTGATCTTGCAGACCTCCGGCGCGACGGGTCGCAGGACTGGAACGACGCCGCCGGGGCCCGGCATGGTCGGCCAAAGGCGGATCGTCTGGGGCGGCGCGCGACCGGTTTGGAGATCCCAGACTTGGAGCGTGTATTCGATCACTTGATCGTCACCTGGCGTGCCGTCGTCCTTGAGCTTGCCGAACGGCACGAGCCCCGTGGTTTCAGTGTCGATAAATACGATTCGCATTTTGCTGAGATCCTTTCGATACAGGGACCGACGGCCGCCGCGAGACACGCTAAGCGGCCGCCGGTCTGTCTTCACGCCTAAACGGCGCGCCTGGGGCGCAGGGGCCGAATCGAACGGCCCGGCTGGGATCCTCCCAGCCCGTCCTAACTGCGCCTGTCGCTCAGTCTACGCGGCCCGCCAAGAATTGTTCATGAACGGCTGATTGCGCTTGGTGTCGATCTTGCCACTCGGCGACGAAGCGCACCGAACGCGCCGGCCGACGAGTGCCGCCTGAGGCACGCCGCGGATCACCGAGAGGGCGAAGTCATCTGCGCCAGCGACGGCTCGAAAGGCTGCTTCTTCGGCGTAGCCCATGAGACAACGGACCGTGCCCAAGATCTGGCTCGCCCCAATATTCCACTCCCAAGTCCCTTCAGGCATCTTGACCTTTTGGATGAATTGCACGTCAAGCCCCGGCGGATAGTTCGGGCAGGTCGACTCGATGATCTTGAACGTGAAACGCACGGTATTGGATTGCTTCAGGATATCGTTGCCCAGGCATTCCAGCAAGTAGTCGCCCGATTGAAGGATCATCGGGAGGCGTCCGCCGGACTCGGTAACGCCGGCTAGCGGATTGCCAGCTGACGCGCCCGGTCCGAACCCTTGCGGCCCTGGCGCCGTCGCGGCGGGGGGGCCGTAGCCGGCAGGCGGCGCGCCGTAGCCCTGCGCTTGGGGCGCAGCGGGCGGCGGAGCGAAACCCTGCGGGCTTGCTGGCGGCTGCTGCCACGCCTGCGGGCCTTGCGGGGCCTGCTGGGGCGGCGGGAAGCCGGGCTGACTCCAAGCCTGGGGGCCTTGCGGCGCAGGACTGGGGACAGCGAATGACTGTGCCGGCGGCTGAGCGCCGGGCGGCGCGCCGAATTGCGGCGATCCCATTTGGCTGGCAAACGGATTGATTGGATTCATTGTGTGTTCGATCCCTTCTCGTACGATGCGATTTATTTACGGTCCGATCGCATTTCCGCGATCTCTTCTCGCGAGGCCCAACGGACCCCCGAAGTCTGGTCCAGCTTAGCTCGTGTGATATGAGCTTTCAAGATCTTTTGCGTGTAGCCGAATTGCTCTTGCACGTATCGCGCTTCGCGCATGGTTGCCCCGAATGAGTCCAGCGTAAGCGCCGACGTCAATAAGATCGTCTCGTATACTTCGCGCGTTTGCAGGCGCCGGTGCGTGCGGCCTAGGCGTTGCTCGACGCGGTCGGCGGCTGCTTCCCAACCGATCGAAAGGCCTCGATTGTAGGCTTGCAGGTTCCGGCCTTCTCGGTTCGCATCGATCGACAGGATCGCCGAGTGCGTCGGTCGGCCCTGTCCGTCGAGCGTGATCCGCTCGATGCTATCTTTCGTCGCGCGACCGTAGGCGTCGACGCGCATTCCGAGGGCACCGTAGTATGGGATCCCCGTCACGCTGGCGATCGCGCTGGCGACGGCTTGCTGATCTGTCCAAATCAGCATAAATTCCCCGCGCTCGCGCCAGTAGGCTTCGATCTGCGCCGCCGCGTAAATGAGGCTCGCGGATAGCCAATGCTGGACCGTGTTGGGAACGAAGGTCGGCTCGATTTCTTCCCAGGCTAGCAAGAGGGGGTGCGATCGGTGGAAGGATTTGACAGCGCCTTCCGTGTCGCGCGGGCTCGACGAATCGCGGCTATCATCAATGTCGTCGCGGCAGAACTTGCACCAAGCGCGCCGCCGCGCCATCCAAAGATCGGGCGGCCGCGGATCGTGGTAGTAGAAGAATCCGCACCCGACCTGCTCTCGGTATGGGTGGATCGTCACCGCGTCTTCGAGGGGCCAGCCGTCCCAGGCTTCGCCCGTCTCAAAGAGGTGCTTGAAGGCCAGCTCTATTTGCGCGTCATGCGGCGCGACGACGAAGTCGATATGCAGCGGCATGTCGCAGGAGTCTGATTCCTTCGAGACGACGCCGGCCGTTTCTGCGATGCGCCGCCGCACGCCCGAGCGAGCCTTCGCCAGCGAGCCGCGCTCGCGCGCTTCGGGCATGGGCTCGAAGCGCGTCAAGGCGCCCGGCATCCAGCGGCCCAGGCCGACCTTGCTGTCTTCGTCGAGCGCCTGGCACCATTCCCAAAGGTCGGCGTCCGTCTTCGGGATCGGGCAATTGCCCTTGAGCGCCCAACGGATCAGGTGTGCGAAGTCGCGGATTGACTTTCGCATGATCGTGCCGGTCAGGACGACGACCGGGATCTGGGTCCGCTCGATATATCGATCCAGCCGTTGGGCGGCCGACTTATCGAAGTTCCGAATCTTGTGCGCTTCGTCGAAGATCAAGAGATCCGGCTTGACGTCGTCCAGCAGGGTCAGATTCTTTTGCAGCGTCAACGCGCTGTAACTGAAAACCGTCGGCGGCGGCTGGGGCGTCTGCCAATGCCGCGCGTAGCGGGCGAATTCGTCGCGCGTCTTTTCCTTCGCGACGGACGCCGGGAGGATCAGGTACGGCCGACGCGCACCGAGCACGAGCGGCGCTAGCCACGTCGGGAGCGTCTTACCGTCGCCGACCGGCACGGCCGCGAACAGGCCCCGCGCATGATGCATTTCGTAGATCATGCGCGACTGGATCGGAAGGAACGCCGCCCCTTCCCGACGCCCAAGATCCGTACGGAAATCAGGCGTCGGGAAAACCGCGTCTTCGGGCGGTAGTTCGCGCCGCGGGATCCTTTCGATCCTCTCGAATTCGGCGCTGTAATTGACGGCGGGGATTTCCAAGGTGGATTACTCGGGTCGCCGCGGATCGTCTCGGGGGCCGCCATGTTTCACCGGCGGCTCGGGCGGATCTTTTTTCGTCACGATCTCGAGATCCATGACGTCGAAGGAATGGTAATCTCGGATCTTGCCGTCCTTGTCCAGGTCGGTCGGCTGCACCATGAACCGATCGCAATTATTGATCCATTGCGTGCGGGAAATCACACGGCCTGTGAAGCCGGTGTGTTTGCACCGGACGATATCGCCCAGGCAGATCCCTTTAGTTCCGGTACTCATCCGATCACCGACTTCGCACGAGCGACGACCGTAGCAATCACTTGCTCGGCGATCCCCGGATCCGCCGGGACCTGGATCACAAGCCCGTCGGCCCGTTCCAGCCTGAAGACGACTGTCCAAAGGTCCTCCGCGCCTTCGTCGGCCGTCGGGGGCGGCGCGCCTGGAAGGGCCGCCGGTAGGGCCGCCTTGCGCGGGCGGCCGGGGCGTCGCGCTGGGGCGGCCTCAGCCACCGGAGCCGGCGGCGGCGCGGCCATGGGAGCCGGCGGCGGGGGCGCAGGCGGGAAAGCCATGGCTGCCTCAGGGGGATTGACCTGGCCAGGCGCAGGCGACGGCGCGAAGGCGGGGGCAGGCGCCCCCGGTGGGGGCCCGAACCCCGGGAAGGCGGGGGCAGGCGCCCCCGGCGGGGGCATGAACGCCGCCGGCACAGGCGCGGCCGGCGGCGCGAAGCCAGCGGGAGGCGCCGTGGAGAAGGCCGGCGGCGGCGCGAAGGCCTGCGCGGCCTGGGGCGCCGGGGCGAAGCCTTGCATGGGTGCGCCCGACGGCGGCGCGGTTTGGGCGGGGGCCGCGGCACTGGCAGCGGCAAGACGTTCGGCGAGAGTCGGCATATGGTTTTCTGATCCTTTCGTTCTGATTTGCGTGAGGCCGTCGAGTAGGCTCGACGCGGGGATTGTATCGGCGAAGGCCGCGGGGCCGCCCGAGCGCTCGGCCAAGCAGGGGCCGCCGCTGGTGTGATGGTAGACGCAGCCGCCATATTTCTTGCACGACGTCAAGCGCTTCGTGAGGCCTTGCAGGTCGGGATAGTCGAGATCGGCCGGCCCGACGCCGTGCCGCGCGCCGGTGCGATCGCGGATCTCTTGGCGCAGGCCTGCGCCTTGAATGATCATCGAGCGCACGATCGGCGCGGCCCCTTCCCATGTGATCGTGAAGTCGACTGGCTTCGCCTCGGGTCGATCGCGCGATGCGAAGTAGACCCAGCGACACTCGCGCTTCGTGAGGCCCAGGCGGATCATGTCGTCGAGCGCGTACAGATTCGCCGCCGGGTCGGCGCGAAGGGTCTCAGGCGTCTTCGCCCAGCTCTTGATCGACGACGTCGACTTGTAGTCTGTCAAATGCTCCGGCGTTACGAGATCCTTATAGCCGCGAAACAGCACCGGCTGATCCATGTGGAGCACGGCCGCGGCGATCCTCGGCCCGTCGATTGCGCCTTCGGGAAAGGCCGGCGGCGTCGACGGCAAGTAAGCGAGCCCGATTAGGGCCCGCTGTCCGACTTCGTCGGTCCAATTGACCGCGTGACCTCGGAAGTAGGCTTCGAGCCGCGCGTGAAGCGCCTTGCCAAACGCTAGGCTGCGCTGGCGCGGCGTGAGGCCAGGCGCGCCCCAGACGGGCTCCGGTTCCTTCAGGCCCCACAAGTAGCGCAGGCCCCAGGCGTACTGGCACGTATCCCATAGATCGAGCTGGCTCGCCGAGAATGTCTCGTGCGGTTCGAAGCCTTCGCGGATCACGAGGCCTCGCCATTGGGTCGGCGTCAAGATGTCATCGGGCCGCTCGACGCGCGCTTCGCCGCCGGCCATCACGGCGAAGAAGGCCGCCGGATCGCCATGGATCGCGAGGCCGCTCATTAGGCTCGCAGTAGCGCCCGTTTGGCCGCCGCGCTCAGGCCCTTGATCGGCCGGCTCGGATTGCGCCGAATGCCGCGCCGCCGATTGAACGCGCGACGCCTGCGCAGCTCCAAGTTCCAGCGATGGATCTCCCGGTCGATTGCCTTGACGTCGCCGGCCTGCGCGGCGCGCTTGAGGCGTCGGACGGCTAACATGCGGTTCGCTCTCACGTGACGGCCCTCAGATGGCCAGCCGCCGCGCCTTCGGGGCGGCCCTTGCCTCGGTTCTCGCCAATCTCGCGCTCGATGCGCCGGCCGTGTGCGATGGCGCGAAGCATGAGGGTTTGCAGCGCGACCTTAGGCCGCGTGTGGCCTTGGGCGAGCTGCATTGCGAGGCCGTCGACTAGCTTCGCGAGCGCCTTCGAGGCGTCTTCGAGGCCTCGTTCGCGGGCTCGCTCGGCCATGACTTCGATTTCGGCGGCCTGGCGGCCGCGGTCGTTGTGCGATTGATTCATGCTCGTAGATCCTTTAGGATTCGTTCGCGGGTGTTTTCGGCGTCGAAAGAAGGTGTCGGTTTGCCAGGCTGGAACAGTAGGATCGAGGCCATCGTAGCGACGCCAAGGCCATTCTCGCCGCCGCCGATTCGACAGGCCCAGCCGGCGACGCAGCAAGGCGTGCCGCACGCCTCAGGGTTCGGCGTCGCCGCGCCTTCGCCCCATTGGGTCTGATCGTGTAGTTCCGGGTGTAGCTCGATCTGATCGGCGACGGCTGCGCGCAATTTCGCGGCGTCATGTCCTGCGGGTAGCGGAAGTTCGATCGCGTCGCTCAGGTCCGCGTCGCTCAGGTTCGCGTCGCTCAGGTTCGCGCCGCTCAGGTCCGCGTGTCTCAGGATCGCGTCGCTCAGGTCCGCGCCGCTCAGGTCCGCGCCGCTCAGGTCCGCGCCGCTCAGGTCCGCGCCGCTCAGGTCCGCGCCGCTCAGGTTCGCGTGTCTCAGGATCGCGTCGCTCAGGTCCGCGCCGCTCAGGTTCGCGCCGCTCAGGTCCGCGTGTCTCAGGTCCGCGCCGCTCAGGTTCGCGCCGCTCAGGTTCGCGCCGCTCAGGTCCGCGTG